TCACCCTGTTTTTGTGTTGACGATCACCCAATCTTTTCCTCTGTCATCATTATATTTGTCTGTCATTTTTCTTGATTTATGGCCGAGTAATTTTTGCGTGTCGACACCTTGTTCTCTGTACAAGCGTTCTGATAATGATCTCTGTTCGTGAAAAGTGGGTGGGGATCCCTTATCCCATTTCAGTCCACTTCTGTCACGTGCTTTTTTGAATGTTGAAGTTAAAGAACTGGTTGAAACCTGATCACCGCGGTTTGCTTGTGAGGTGGTATGTCTGAAATGCACAAGATATTTACTGATGACTGCATCCCGGCATTTAGATACAACGTCCCGAAGAGTTAAACCCAGGGCTTCACATTTCAAGTCCAATGGTATGGCTAAACGCGATCCTGTTTTTTCCTGTTCGACATGGAGCATATCGTCCCATATGTCTTTAAACTTAATGTTACAGATATCGCCCAAACGCTGACCTGTTATTATCGCGAGCAACATTCCACACTGGAGGTATGGTTCTTGCTTTTCGGCAGCTTCATAAATAGTTTTCCACTCTTCCAGAGAAAGACGCTGACGAGTGACTCTGTTTCTCGGCTGCTTGGTCGCCAGGGCAGGGTTATAGCCTGGAGGGACATGACCGTTATGTTGCGCTTCTTTGAATACATCAATCAAAACCATGCGAACAACTTGCGCCATACGATTATGGCCTTCAGCCTTAACTGCATCCGTTATCTCAGAGATATCCAATGCGGAAATATCTTTCAAATATTGCATACCGCAATGTTCGCGAAATAACCTGAGTGGTTTTGCTTTCTGTCGATAAGAATTAGGTCTGAGTTCACGGTGTTTTAACCGTTCGTCCTGAATTTCAATATACTTATCAATCCACTCAGTGACAGTAATGTCCGTTCTTCTGCCTTTCATTCTGGCAAGACGGTCGTTAACACTAAGAACCTGCCTGGTTCTTTGTTCTGCAATGATCGTGTTCGCTTCGGATGCAACCTTTTTAGCTTCCACTTCATCAGTACCCAAGCTGTGAAAGCGTCCGGAAACAGGATGTTTATATTGCCAATAAATCTTGCCCGTCCGCTTATCTAGCTTGCAGTATAGATTCGGAATTGAAATTTTGTGAGAACGTGGTCTAGCAGCCATCTGCAATAATCCGTTGTAATCTTGGACTGGCGTTTGCCGGAATTTTCGGTTCGGCAAGCGTACCAACAAATCGAGCATTACGGTCTACCATCCAGTAACGACCTACTTTAACAGCTGGAGGTATCATCATTTTGCCTTTAGCGTATTTCTTAAGGATACGCTCACTTGGTGCTTGCGCTCCGAACTCCTCATTGGCCCAGTCGAGTAAGGGGATCATTCGTGACATTTATTTTTCTCCACAAAGCCCGGCTGCACCCGGGCTGTAACATCAAATATCAGTGCTGGTGGTCGGTATTAATATCAGCCAGATAAACACCCGGAATTACCGGAGAGTTGCCAGAAAGCGGGATGTACTTAACTCCCCAGGCCTCTGACGGGTCATTGCTACTCAGCATAAACAACGGAGCGTTATGGTCGCGTTTGTCGTCGCTGTTGTAGTCACTACGCAACCAGCCGATTACCTGCAACTCATCACGATTACTTACAGGTTGGCTACCCTGGAGCATGGCGGTGCGGCAAGCGTTCCAACCGTGGTCAAACTCAGATGTAGTGTTACCGTCATCATCGCGCTTTTCCTCCGGCACTACCGACGCTGGCTGCTCTTTGATATGTAGCCGCGGCTCGCCGTCTTTCGGCTCAGGCCATTCGCGCTTCTTGTTAACCGCCAGCTTTTCTACCATCGCCAGGGTAATCTGCTTATCAGTAATACCAGCACGGCGCTGCGCATCCCATAACAGGAAGTGCATGTCAGCCCATTCGCTCATGTCGTCAGGTTCTGCGGCAGTTTCCAGCGCTTCTTTCGAGAGGTGTTTCAGTGGACCGATGGGGCCAACATCGCCGAATGTCTTATCTGACCACTCGGCGTGCTCACGGCGAATACGTTCGAGTTCTGACGCTGGCTGGGCAGCATATACCTCAATGACTCCATTATCGATGGGCCACTCGCCATCCTTGATATAATCCGAGGTTCCGCCCACCTGCTGATCGGCAATGTGGAAAGCGCCAATAGGTTCCGCTTCGAGCGATGCCAGCGCGATACGCGCCAGTTCACGCAGGTTTTCGCTATACGGTGACGTGTTATCACGACTGATTACGTGGTTCGCTGTATCAATTAAAATCTGTTTTTGCTGTTCTCTGGTAATCTTGGTCATGCTGCCCATCCTCTGCGTTGATGCCCCAGCGCGTAGCGTGCTTCTATCGGATCGTCTTCTTCGTATTCGCAATTAATGCTTTTAACCATTGCCATACAGCACTCGTTGCAGCACCGATAGGACATGAGTTCGCCGTCGAATTTCCAGGTCGTACTACGATGATTTTCACCTTTTAAAATTTCACCAGCGCAAATGTGGCATTTGTATTCACCGCGGGAGGTAACAATTTTGTTCGATAGTTCGGTATCGAATGGTGTTCCGAAATCACCTTCGAAAAGGTCAAAATCCAGCGCGGCATCTAAGTCCTGCTTGTTATTGGTCATTTAATCAATCTCCCCAACTACGCCAATACTCTCAGCGAATTTCTGTTCAATGATTACCTTGACCAACCTCCTTGCTGCGGCTTTCTGCGCTGGAATGCTGGCAATAACTGTCGCTCGCTCCTTGTCTGTATTAGCGCAGATACCTGACCAGGATGAAATGTGGAAGAAGTTTTCCAGGTCAAGCATGGTCGCCTTAGAGACTAACTCTTCAATCATCTGCACAATGATGTGCGCGGGGCGATGTCTCAGCAGTTCCTGAATTGCATAACCGAACGCATTGATCATCACTGCGTGGAATTGGATGTAATCCCGCTTATATTCAGCCGGTGTACAACCATGTCGAATACCCTCGATAGCTGTAAGTTTTAGCCACGCCTCCCAGATGTCATAGATGTCACCTGTCGCAAGAGCGTCCCCATTACCAGAGAATTTTGCAGTTGCATCGCTCATTGGCTTGAAGCTAATCCACAGATTGCTTTTTGCCGGAACCACATTGTGTTCAAAGTCTGTTATTTCTGAGAACACGGCATGGGAGGACAGGAATGACACCATGTCCTGGGCAATTTTATCCCTGCCGTTATAGGCCATGTTGATGGCGGCTGACGGCTTCGATACGTTATTGTTGATATCTGAGAAAAATTGTTGTCGCGTCTTCAGCGGTAACTGGTGCGTCAGCATCAACGGAATATGAAGCGATCGGTCGTAAGTGCGGCAAAACTCCCTGATCCCCGCCGCGCGGTGCTGTCCGTCGAACAGCTTGATTTCAGCGTCCATAGGAAAGCGGACAACGCCAACATTAGTGTTGCCAAACTCCTGGAACTCAATCTCCGAGTTACAGTTCCCAACCAGTGGCGGAATGATAAAAGGCTCGTTACTCTCGTGGGCATTCCGCAGGTATTCGTAAAACTTTTTTACGCGCGTGAGATTAATTTCACGCTGTGAGCGTTCCAGTGTGCTGCCAACGTCATCTGACGCCAGAACTCGTGATAAGGTTCGCGCCGGAACGGTCATCAGCAGTACAATTGCACCACCCTGTAAACCGCGTGATGCTGGGAATTCAAAGAAGTAATCGCCAATGCCACTTGTTTTTTGTTCGGTTTTTTTAGTTGTCATTCTGTTTACGCACCTTTTTCATAAATACTGTATGTTAGGCGGAGTCACCGTCCGCGCCTCCCGTTCTGCTATGCGCCGTTCTGCCATTTCCAGTGCGGTGTTTGCAACATGGGGCATCTTCAAAGCGCTCCCACAAACGTACTGATTTCCTTCACTACAGACTCTTTATCTTTTTATGCAGCACATTGGCGTAGCTCCATCAGTTCATTAAAGCGGGCCATAAACAGGCCTAAAGCCTGACCGGGGCGAAGTGGGTAGATTTCGAATAAATCTGTCGGGGGGATACCTTCCAGTATTACCCAGGGAATACTGTCATCAATATCCAGATCGCGGCGTTCAGTTGCCAGCATGGTCAGATCTGCATACTTCACTACGCTGGCTTCTTCCAGTGGCAAGCCAAACTTAAAGCGGATCAGTTGATCGGTACGTTTCTCAATCTCGCGATAATCAGGCAGTAACGCTTTTAATGGGGCAGGGATATCCTGGCAATACGCTTCGGCTGCGTCGTGCATCAGGGCTTCAAAGGCAAACTCCGGTGATACAAGCTGGCTGCACAGTACGGAATGCTGCGCCACGCTATAAAATTCAGGGAGATGTCCGGAGAAGCGGCAAATATTGGAAAGCGCCACGGCGATATCTTCAATATCAATGTCGTCAATAGTTGCGCTGAGATAATCAAATTGTTTACCTGAAAGTGTTTGAATAAAACTCATCGTTGGTTCTCCTTATAATTTATTTCGCGCTGCACCGCGTGAATTTTGGTTGTGCGAATCCCTCGCCGAGTGGCGATAATTAACAGAATTACACTTCAATAAATCCCCGCGCGCCGGGGATTTAATGCAGAGCAATTACGCTTTAAAGTTACCGATGAACGTTTCTACTGATTCACCGTCGAATTTGCTGATAAGCAGGTCGCGGAATTCATTGGCGATCGCTTCTTCCTGCGCTTCCAGTTGTACGATACGCAGAACAAAGCGAGGTTCATCACCGGTCAACAGGCTGTTGCGGAGGCTGAACGCACGTTCACCGAGACCCTCATACGGAACACATTTGAACTCAAAAGCCACCGGCGTAACGTCTTTGCTGCTGGCCTCAATGCTTTGCATAAGGGATTTCTTACCGCTGAAATCGCCATCTTCATGATCCTGCTGGGTTGCCTGTTGGATCGTAATGCGGCGAACAGCCTGGGCAGCCTGTGAAATCTGCATTGTGTTACCGTCAGAATCGAACGCCAGGAGATAATCGCTCCAGTCTTCAAGCCATTCGGCGATCTGTTTTTGTTTCAGGCGTTCCCCGTTGATCTGGAGCAGGGCGCGGAATGGTGCAGTCTGTTTCAGCGTGACAGAAGCAACGTTGTCTGCATGACCGGGGTTATCCAGCGTACCAATATTGAAAACTGAGCGAGCTGTCATATGGTCAGCATCAATAAAGCAGCGTGCTTTTTCGGTTGCACTGGCATAGCCCTTTGAATAACGGACAAAGTCTTCAATGCTGGTGGTAGTCATGGCGCCGCGGAAGCGGAAACGCTCCAGAGCAAAGCGTTCGAGGCTTTCAACACCTGTTCCGGCAGGTAATAATGCTGTCGGGCAAGCCAGCCCCTGAATATCGTTCAGGTGATAGCCAGAAAGGACCAGGTCTTTTACCTGCTGAAAAGTGCCGCTGTCTAACTGAGACATAAAAATTCCTTATTAACTAATGATCAAAGTGGTGGTAGTGATTTGGTTAGTTGCGGTTCACTGAGCCGCTTTAAGCTTTCCGTCAGTAGTGCCTTTAATACTGAACAGTTGACCCTGATCTTCCTGCAGTATGGTGAGCTTTCCGCCCTTGTTAACCCACATTGGGGTTTCTGTTGTGTCCTCTTCTGACGCTTTACCGCGTGGCGTCGGAGTGCTGTACTGCAGCTTGTGTTTAATTTTGACGCGCTTCTCTTCGACTGAATTTCCCATGCGCTCAAAATCAAAGGTGAGGACTACCTTGCCTTTATTGCCGTTATTCAGAACGCCTAATCCGACAGTATTCAGCGCTGCCGCGATTTTGTTCATGAACACGCCGGCATCCAGTTCGCCCAGAAAGTCGGGCACTACGGTCATGCGGTCATCATTCATCGTTAACCCCTCAAGATGGCGGTTGCCACCGCCAGTTGGTTTCTCCACAAAACAGAAAAGAGCACCTGCTGTAACAGCTTTCCGGGTGGATTGGGTAATGAGCCCGTCGCGCGGAGATGCTCTTTTCTGTTGTGTAAAAAGGTCGCGTCACGGCAGAACACTGTCGCCTTCCTCCTGTTGTTGGAAGAGCCGGACGCCGACAAGACTTCACACAGCAATAACGTTGTGGTGGGGCTGTCACTCAGGCGCATGGTCAACCTGACAACCCGGTGTCCTACTGGGTACAAATGGAGAAAAACCCGCCATACTTACCGCCGCGCCATTTCGCGGATTACCACAACGAAGAGAGCACTGCCGGTGTCCGAATTGAACGGACCTTTTCTCTGCCCAACCCTCCTGACTAAACAGGACTGTCTGGAATCGAACCAGCACTTATGCCTTGCTCGTCAATGCTCTCATCGTTGTGTGCCTGTCTTTTCACCACATCAGGCTCGGTGGACCTTGCTATTCCCCAACAGTAAGGATTCGGGTAATCTTTTTAATTCCCCAACAACATAAGGGCTTAACATGTCTCAGAAGGATGATATTCCTGTCTTTCCCGTAACCGGCTGGCAGGCTGGACCGCTTCCTGGTTACGACGCTCTGGTAGTGAAATTCCAGTTTCTCTCATCACCGATGCAACCAATTGAGTCTGCTCAGGAAACGCAATTTTTAGTACTTACTCCTGAGATGGCTGAGAGCCTGGCTTCAGACTTGCAAAGGCATATTCAGGATTTGCGAAATTCCGACGTTCACAGCCCACAAGAAGGCAAGCACTAATAAGGAACACCTGAACTACTTCATTTCCCTTAAAGCGCCGATGGGTGATGGCGCTTTTCTTTGCATTAACCAGCATCATTCCCCCTTCGTGACGTTCAGTTTTACTGGCTTTATCACGGCTGCGTAGTTGATAAGAATGTTTACGCATGAAACAACGCACTCGGAACAGATAGCTGGCTCGTCCTTACTTCCTTTAGCGATGAGCTTTTTTGCATCCAGCTCAATGACCCCGCAGAAGGAGCATGTGTAGTAGTTATTCATCTGAACTCCTGTGTAATGCATCATTGCGAATCATCCGGTCATTCGTATGCCACCGGCGGCTACTTCGTGGGCGTCCTGCCTGTTCGCTGCTCTAAATTACATTTAAATTGCGTAACCCTTTTCTGTTGCGTAAAAATGGCGGTACCGAGGTAGAACATTATCTTCTTCCTCCTTTGGATGGTGAAAGACTGGATAACCGCCAAATGTACAAAGCGGATGAAAGCTTATGAACTGTACGAAAAACTATGTGTTTCCATACAGCTTGCGTTGATCGTTCTTTAAGCAAGGTGATAGAATGATCATTCCTTACACTCAGAAGGGTTGAATATGCTTTACATGAAAGAAAATGGTGTATTGATCAAGCTGGATAGCTGGGAGCAGGTTTATTCAAGACCCAATTTCATTAAAGATTTAGACCTCAAAGATAAGAAACTCAAAGCATTGGTTGGTTACTATAAAAATGAACCACCGCGAAAATGCGGCATCAAAAGCTGTCACAGTAGCCATATGAAAGGTGGAATTGTCATTACGGAAGACAATTTCGAAGCTTCCATTGGTCACATGTGTGGTAGCAAAATTTTTGAAGAAAAATTTGATGTATTAATTAAGCAACTTGAAAAAGAAGTCGATTTCGAAATCTATAAAGAAGCTGTTGCCAGTCGTAAAGCTCGAGTATTTGAATACTGGAATAAGGCTGCGGCTCTTACTTCAGGCAAAAATGGAGTGTTAAAACTAGCCGATAAAATCCTCTCTCTTAGAGACCCCTTAGTCGCGGGCCGATTTGCTGCAACAGAACTAGCCCGTATGGCAGCTAACCAGCAGACAAAGGTAACGAAAGAAGTTTGGGTGGAAAAAAAGAAAAAAGAATTAACGGAAGAAGAAGCAAAAAGCGGCGAGAAGAAATACCGCTTAGAAACTGTCGTATGTGGGCAGATTAAAAATACTGAAGTTTTGCTCTCAGTTAACAACCTAAATAATATTTATAAAAATGATATTGAGGCCGTTATACATGCTCTTGAAAGACTTGATCTACAAACAGCCACTCCGAGACAAATACAGAATATAGGTCTGGCTGCATCTGTGCTTGATACTAGACTAGATACGGCCGCTAGGTTGAAGGACCTTGCAACTGAATTTTTGACTTATGACAACCTTTATCCGATGTATGACAAGATGTATTCAATGGATACCGTAAGCCGAAAAGACCTTGAATTATACGAAACCCTTATAAAGCAATTCTAATCTTAAAGCGTGGGTAGCAATGCCCACGTCACATATTCACTTTGGTGAACCGGACCAGCGCTGGTCATAAAACACAGGAACCTTCTATCCGCATCGAACAAAGGCGTACCCACTAAGTAATCACGGTCTTGGTTCACTATGAGAAATGACCTTTCCTCAAATGCTTCCTCTGGATGAACTTCCGCGCTATTAAATTTTACAATTACGCTCATGTGCCTACCCCCATTCAGTTTACTTTAGCGCTGTGGTGTTGATCTTCGGCTGTATCAAATGACTGAATTTCACCACACCCAAAAGGAAACTTAGAAGCCCGTATTGCCGACATCCTGTCCCGCCACGGTTCCGACGCATGGTTTAAAGTCGCGCCGTTCGACCATCTACAGCGAAACCCGGTTGCAAAGGTGATTGGTTTCGGTTTGTTCGCTGTTGATGAATAAAATCTAACTTAACTTAGTTTTTTGGTCAAGAAAAACATCAACCTATTCTTAGGCTGATGTTAAGAGGGAGGTTAGATGTGGGTTAAAGCTCGTACTGAACGCCTTTGACAACTCCGATGATCAGGCAATTACCGTTAATTGAAATGTTTGGATAACGTGGATTTAAGGGAACTAAGAACTTTTGATGCCCATCGATGACGAGTTTTTTTACAGTAGCTTCGTTTGTCCCATCAAGCCTGGCTACGACTATCTTTCCATGAATTGGCGCTGCATCAGGATCTACTATGACTGTTGCCCCTTCAGGGATTGTCGGGAGCCCATTAGGGTTTGTCATCGAATCACCTTTAACCTCCAATGCAAAGGAGCTATCACCTATCCGGAGTGATGTTTCTACCCACTTATCTACTTCACTGAAAACTTCTGCTGCTTTACATTCTGTAAACTGTCCAGCCTGAACCCAAGATATCACCGGGATCCTTCGCATCTTGGTTATTAGATTTCCTTCAAATTCAGTACCGTAGAGTATGTAATCAATTGATGTGTTGAAATACTTTGCAAGTTTCGCAAGTGATTCACCGCTTGGCACATTAACGTCTTTTTCCCAATACCCAACCGCCACATCACTAACACCGCAGAACTTACCCAGTTCTTTCTGCGAAGTTTTGGTTATGCGCCTTAGAGCTTTGATGCGCTGACCGACAGTTTCCATTTGGACACCATAAAAAATTAAAATGCTAAGCAATCTTAGTTTTTATTGATCAAACTTAGATTTGTTATTAATATCTAATCAAACTTAGCTAAGGAGGCATTATGACAACCGATGACATTGAAAACTACTTTGGCAGTACTGAGAAAGTTGCCGAATTTTTTGGAATCACAAGCGAGGCCGTTTACCAGTGGCGTAATAGAACTGGTCGCCTTATCCCTAAAGGACGTGCAGCAGAAGCAGCCTATCGGACTGGGGGAAAATTGGTTTTCCATCCCGACCTTTACGAAAAGCATAGCGAAGCTCAGTAAAACTCAAACCACAGGAATAAGGGGGGAGCCGTGGGTAACGAGCCTATTTGGAAAGTCGAACGTCAGCCTGCTTGGCTGGTGGTAGCGATTAAAAAAACGATTACCGATCTGCCTGGTGGATATGCTGAGGCGGCGGAATGGTTGGGCGTGACAGAGAACGCATTGTTTAACCGCCTTCGTGTTGACGGCGACCAGATCTTCCCGCTGGGCTGGGCAATGGTTTTACAACGTGCTGGTGGTTCAACCCATATCGCTGATGCCGTTGCGCGCTATTCTCAGGGCGTATTTGTACCGCTGGCAGATGTTGATGATCTGGATAACGCCGATATCAACCAGCGCCTTATGGAGTCCATAGAATGGATAGGCCGTCATTCTAATTTTGTACGTAAAGCCACGGCTGATGGGGTAATTGATGCAGATGAGCGCGCTCAGATTGAGGAAAACAGCTATCAGGTTATCGCGAAGTTCCAAGAGCACGTAACGCTTCTTTATCGAGTTTTTTGCGCGCCAGAAAAGGGTGACGCCCGCGAGTGTGCAGCTCCGGGCGCCGCGGCGTCAAATTTTATGGAGAAAACCAACGCATGAACAGTTTAACGGTAAATAACCGATTACCGCAACTACGGGGAATCCCTGTTCCTGGTTTCCCGTTGTTTCGGTATGAGCGGATGGTATCAGGTCGTTGGGTTCCCTGTAACCACAGTAGAGCTAAAGGAATTGTGGGGGTGTTCTACCGGAGGGCGAAACTCTCATGCGAAAACTTAACCGATGGTTCAAAGATCACCGTGGCGTCCCAGTCCGGGTTATCCGTTGGGAACCGGAAACACAACGCGTTATCTATCTGCGGCAAGGATATAAACATGAGTGCTTTAGCCCGCTCGAGCAATTCCAGCGCAAGTTCAGGGAAATAGGGGGCGAGCGTGAGCACTAAATTAACAGGCTATGTGTGGGATGCCTGTGCAGCTTCGGGAATGAAATTATCCAGTGTGGCTATCATGGCTCGCCTGGCTGATTTCAGCAATGACGAAGGGGTCTGCTGGCCATCCATTGAGACAATTTCTCGTCAGCTTGGGGCCGGGGTAAGCACAGTCAGAACGGCGATAGCAAAACTGGAAGCTGACGGCTGGTTATCACGTAAAGCCAGACGTCAGGGAAACCGTAATGCCTCCAATGTTTATCAGCTAAATGTGGCAAAGCTGCAGGCGGCTGCATTTGCTCACCTGTCAGATCCTGACCAGTCAAAATCTGACCCATCAGAATCTGACGCATCAAAATCTGACCCGTCGAAATCTGGCAAAAACGGCGGTTTTGACCCGTCAGAATCTGGCGGGGATCCGTCAGTAAAATCAAAACAAGATCCACAAGTAATTTCAAAACCCTCTTGTCCGGTTGCATCGCAACCAGACCCTGAAGTCGTGATTACCGACCAGGCAATTTTGGTTCTGACCCATTTGAACCAGATCAGCGGATCCCGGTATCAGAAATCAAAAACATCCCTGGAGAACATCCGTGCCCGACTGCGTGAGGGATACAGCGTTGCAGACCTGCAACTGGTTATCGACCTGAAGCATGAGCACTGGCACGAGAACGATGAGCAGTACCAGTACATGAGGCCGGAAACGCTGTTTGGCCCGAAGAAATTCGAGAGCTATCTGCAAAGCGCTACCCGCTGGGATCAGAAGGGACGGCCTAAACGCGCTGACTGGGGGGCGAAAAAGCGCGATGTGATGGCTTTTGGTCCAGTTGATACAACGATTCCTGCGGGGTTCAGAGGATGACGTTAAACAAATATTGCCATGCGCTGGCGGCACTACGTAGCCAACCAGCCCACGAACTGAAAGAAGTCGGCGATCAGTGGCGGACACCAGACCTGCTTTTTTGGGGCATTAATGCGATGTTCGGTCCCCTAACGCTGGATCTCTTTGCTGACGACGATAACGCTAAGTGCCCTGTGTGGTACACCGCCGATGATAACGCGCTGGTACAAGATTGGGCTGAAATGCTGGAGTCAATCGGCGGGGCCGCATTCGGTAATCCACCCTATAGCCGCTCTCAGTACCACGAGAAGCAGGCGATCACCGGCATGACCCACATCATGGATCACACAATGGCGATGCGTGAAAAGGGTGGGCGTTACGTGTTCCTCATTAAAGCAGCGACAAGTGAAACGTGGTGGCCGGAAGACGCTGACCACATCATGTTTATCCGCGGTCGTATTGGTTTCGATCTCCCAGTGTGGTTTGTTCCTGCGGACAATAAGCAGAAACCCACTGGTGCTTTCTTTGCTGGCGCCATTGCAATCTTCGATAAATCCTGGCGCGGCGAGCATTTCAGCTATATCAGCCGTACCGAACTGGAGGAAAAAGGGAAGGCGTTTATGTCACTGGTCGAATTTGCTGCGGGAAAGGTTCAGCCACCAGCCACCACGGTTCCAGAGCAAGAAGAACCCATTGTAGCGCCAGCAGTATTACCTGATGTGGATTCGCGTATCTGGCCGCTTGAGGTTGGTCTGGTGTTCAACCAGGTTGAGGGGGCGGATTCTCTGGACGCATTACAGCAGAACAAGCTGAAAGCCAACATTAATCAACTCTGGCTGGAACGAACGGCCACCAGCGAAATCATTACTGCAGCTTCTGAACTTGTTTGCAATATGCGGGGAGAGGCCGTGTGAAACTGATCCTGCCTTTTCCTCCGAGCGTGAACACTTACTGGCGCGCCCCTAACAAGGGGCCGCTGGCCGGTCGTCACCTCATTAGCGCTGTTGGTCGTAAATACCAGAGCGCTGCCTGCGTGGCGATCATTGAGCAATTACGACGTCTCCCGAAGCCATCGACTGAACTAGCAGCGGTAGAAATCATCCTGTATCCGCCAGATAAGCGGATCAGGGATTTGGACAATTACAACAAAGCGCTGTTCGACGCACTGACTCACGCAAGAGTCTGGGAGGACGACAGCCAGGTAAAGAGAATGCTGGTGGAGTGGGGACCAGTTTTCCCGAAGGGGAAGGTAGAAATCACGATCACGAAATTTGAAACAAGGGCGGGTGCAGCCGCCTGAAAATGGAGAAAGAAGCATGAATAATTTAATGGTCATTGATGGTATCGAAGTTCGCCGCGACGCTCATGGGCGCTATTGTCTTAACGATTTACACCGGGCTGCGGGTGGAGAGCAGAAATACCGTCCGAAGTACTGGCTTGATAATAAGCAAACCCGTGAGCTGATTGAGCAACTTTTCACCGAGGGCGGAATTCCACCCTCGGAACAAAATCAATCAGTTAGCTTTTTTCAGGGCGGTAGTGATACCCGAAGTTTGGTACGTGCTCCAGTAAATACTGTTCGCGGTGGTGCTGAACAAGGTACATACGTATGCAAAGAACTGGTGTTTGCTTATGCAATGTGGATCAGCCCGTCTTTCCATCTCAAGGTGATCCGTACGTTCGATCGGATTACCAGTGCGCCACAAACATCTTCTGGTATGGCTGCCGATAAGATGCAGGCGGGGGTGATTCTGCTGGGTTTCATGCGCAAAGAGTTAAACCTGTCCAATTCATCGGTACTGGGCGCGTGTCAGAAACTCCAGGAGGCAGTGGGACTACCTAACCTGGCGCCACAATATGCCATTGATGCTCCGGCTGGCGCGCCGGATGGTTCAAGCCGCCCGACGCTGGCACTGAGCACGCTGTTAAAACAGCATGGTATCCGGATGACGGCTAATCAGGTGTATCAGCAGTTAGCAAAGCTGGGTGTTGTTGAACATCGTGAGCGTTACAGTCGCTCCGCGATTAACGGCATTAAAAAATTCTGGTCGCTGACGGCGAAAGGCTGCATGTTCGGCAAAAACATCACCAGCCCGGCAAACCCTCGCGAGACGCAGCCGCATTTCTTCGAGTCCAAATTCCCTGAGCTGCTGAAGCTGCTCGATACCGTTCATTGAGGTGATCGTGAGAGCGTTACTGACCCCTGAAATTGCTCCTCGTATGGGCGTTGTATTGTTCAGGCCGGGATCGGAACTGATGCCCCTGTTTATGCAGGGGCGTGTTCTGCTTGAACCAGAGCCGGAACAATATTCATCTTTCGCCTGCGGCGCGGTCCCGGCGGTATCACAGCCGCTGGCGGATGATCCTGCTGTTCGTGATGTGTTCCGTAATGAGTCGGTTATTTATCGTGCTGGTGGTCTGGATAGTCTGGAAAGCTGGCTACTCCGGGGGAATGTCTGTCAGTGGCCGCATTCAGACTGGCACAGCGAACAGATGACAACCATGCGCCACGCTCCGGGAGCAATCCGACTGTGCTGGCACTGCGATAACCTGCTGCGCGAACAGTTTACGGAACGGCTGGAGTCAATAGCTGTGGAGAATACGACAAAATGGGTTTTATCGGTTGTTTGTCGTGATCTGGGTTTTGACGATATGCACGCAGTCACGCTCCCTGAACTGTGCTGGTGGATGGTACGCAATGACCTGGCAGACGTTTTGCCGGAGAGCGCAGCGAGAAAAGCATTAAGGATGCCGAAGGCAATTGTCCAGTCAGCTACCCGTGAAAGTGAAATTGTTCCCTCGGTGCCGGCCACCAGCATTGTACAGGATAAGGCGAAAAAGGTACTGGCGCTCAGGGTTGATCCGGAAACGCCGGAAAGCTTCATGTTACGTCCGAAACGCCGTCGATGGATCAATGAGAGATATACCCGCTGGGTTAAATCCCAGCCGTGCGCCTGCTGCGGGAAGCAGGCGGATGATCCGCACCACCTGATAGGCCACGGTCAGGGAGGGATGGGAACAAAGGCGCATGACCTCTTTGTGCTGCCGTTGTGCAGAACGCATCACAATGAGTTACATGCGGATACCGTGGCATTCGAAGAGAAATACGGCTCTCAACTGGAGTTGATATTTCGTTTTATCGATCGCGCGCTGGCGATCGGCGTGCTGGCGTAAATGGAGAACGCTTAATGATTAATCCTTCTGAAGTTGGTAAGTCTGGTGAAATGGTTCGCCTCCGGACTCTTGAAAGTATCTGGATACAAGGCAAGCTTCGAATGTGGGGGCGCTGGTCATATATTGGTGGTGGTAGTGGTGGGAACATGTTTAACCAGCTACTGGCATCCGGAAAAATCACCAAAAAGGCAATCAACGAAGCGCTACGCCGGATGAAGAAAGCGGGTATCAGCAAACCCGAACTGGAAACATTCTTCAGAGAGATTCTTGAAGGGAAGAATAAAAGCGGCCTGGCGTTTTGCACTGATGAGGAAGCAATGGTAGTCAACTCAGTCCTCAGTGAGGTTTTAATTCGTTCGGGCAATAAGCGTTTATATGACTTGATAGAGGATCGGTATATCAAACGCCTCAGCAAAAAGGCTATGGCCAGAGACCTGAACGAGAAACATCCTGAATGGTGCTTGCGCACATGCGAGAGTCGGATCGATGTTTGGCTAAATTTCGCAGAATCGATACTTTACGCACCAATGTGTGACGCATTCGGCACAAATAGCGACAGATTTTACTTGAATGCTTGCGCGGAAAGTGCTTAAATTGTGATAAGCTCGGGACGTTAAAGCGAACTAAGCAACAAACAAATGAAACCCGCTAACAGTGCGGGTTTTTTCACATCTAGAGCAGACCTATAGCGCCACCGGCAATAGCAGTAAGTAATGGATGTTCTGCTAACTTTCTTAGCAGTCCCTTTGCCTCTTCTTTCTGCTGTGGCGTACCCTGTGAGCTGTTTATTAAGTTATTCAGCGTCTCGATGCTATTGGTAATCTCCTGACGGTTATGATCTCCAATCTGTACATTCCCTCCGTGAATGTTGATTTGCTGAGAAGAAACAGATGGTTGTACCTTTTTGGGGCCAACATTGAGTTGGAAGTGTGGGCCAAATCCACCAATGCTCGTGTCGTAAAAATTAGCTTTATAAACTTCTTTATATTCTTCCTTACCGTTTGGAAGGACTCGAATAACAGTATCTCCGTCATCGATGTCGGCCATTTGGTCGTTTACGATAACTGTATCACCTGCAAACTTGGCCTTATACGGGCCGCACCTGCTGCCATCACTTTTTAAGATGTAGGCATCGTCTTTAGCTGTAAACATTTCTACTCCTGTATGAAGTCATAGCCAGAAAACGCTGGCGCTAAACATTTACCGTTAAATGACAGGGAAGTATGAGATATAGGTCAAAAAAGACAATTCAATGAAACACAAGGCCTCTCAACTAAGCGGGGCTTTTTCATTTCAGGTTCACGGGTATCACTCATTGCGTGCTTTGTTGATAAATCCAGCCCGTGAAGCCTGATTCCACATCCCCTCATTTCTGAGAGGAATCACAGCAATTAAGAGGGGGCTAAATGTCCGATCCGATTTCCGGTACTGGGCTGGCTGGTGGTGTCCTGACGGGCGCTAGCGTCTATGGATTTCTGTCCGGAACCGATTACGGCGTGGTGTTTGGCGCGTTTGCCGGAGCTGTATTTTACATTGCAACCATTGCTGACCTGAGTGCAGCGCGCCGTCTGGCATATTTTCTGGTGTCGTATATCGCGGGGATCCTTTGTTCCGGGCTGGTGGGTTCAAAGCTGGCTCAGGTTACTGGCTACAGTGATAAACCACTGGATGCCATTGGCGCCGTAATCGTTTCTGCTTTAGCCGTCAAAATCCTGACGTTCCTGAATAATCAGGATGTCGGCTCGCTGGTGGCGCTGATAACGCGCCGGGGAGGTTCAGGTGGTACAAAATGACCCATCGGCAACTTTAAATGCATTGCTTTGCGCTGGGGTAGTGCTGACCCTGATGTTTTATCGTCGAGGCGATTCGCGACATCGACCATGGATATCTCGCCTGGCGTGGCTGCTTACGGTCATCTATAGCGCGGTTCCGCTGGCATATCTGTGCGGTATCTACCCTTATTCATCGTGGGCCACTATCGGGGCCAACATTATTTTCCTGTCTGTGCTGGTCGCCGTCAGAGGCAACGTGGCACGCCTGGTTGATCATCTGAGGCAATAATGAACCAATCACAATTTCAGCAGGCGGCTGGTATTAGCGCCGGGCTTTCTGCACGCTGGTTTCCGCACATTGATGCGGCAATGAAAGAGTTTGGTATTACAGCAGTTAATGATCAGGCCATGTTTATTGCACAAACGGGACATGAATCAGCAGGATTTACTGTTCTGAAGGAAAGCTTCAATTATTCGGTGGAGGCGCTGAAAAAGACGTTTGGTAAACGCCTGACGACTTATCAGTGCGAAATGCTGGGGCGTATTGATGGGCGCCAGGTTGCCCACCAGCCGCAAATAGCCAATCTGGTTTACGGTGGCCGCATGGGTAACAAAGACGCCGGAGATGGCTGGAAGTATCGCGGGCGTGGTCTGCTTCAAATCACCGGCCGCGAGAACTACGCCAAATGCGGTGCGGCGCTGAAGCTTGATCTGATCAGTACACCAGGGTTGCTGACACAGGAGAAGTATGCCGCCCGTTCTGCTGCCTGGTTTTTCACGTTACGTGGTTGCCTGATGTATTCAGGTGATGTTGTCCGTGTAACGCAGATCATCAACGGTGGCCAGAATGGACTGGCTGACAGAAATAGTCGTTATAACAAAGCGCGGGCGGCGTTGCAGATATGACAGCGGTCTTTGAGTTTGTTAAGTCCCGGTGGAAAACAATCATTGCATTGCTGCTGATGGCTGGTGCGTTTATCGCCGGTAACGTCTGGAGTGACAGGGGCTGGCAAAAAAAATGGGCTGATCGCGACAGCGCTGAATTCTCTCAGGAAGTCAACGCCCAGACCGCCGCCCGTATTATTGAACAGGGCCGCATTATTGCCCGTGATGAGGCTGTGAAAGATGCACAAGCGCAAGCCGCTAAATCTGCTGCCACTGCTGCTGGCCTGTCTGCCACTGTTAGCCAGCTGCGT